GCAAGCAAGCTATGGTGTGCAAGCTGCCGAAATGTTAAAATGGGATTGGATTAACCAGGGCGAAAGTGGTGGCAGCAATGATCGCATTATACGCAGCACCGAAATCTTTTTAGAAACAGCAAGCATCGAAAACTTGTTTATTTTAATCGGGTGGACAACCTGGGAACGTGAGGAATGGTTGCATAACGGCACGTACTATCAAGTTAATGCAAGCGGTAGGGACCAAGTGCCGCCAGAACTACGCGATAAATACAAACAGTGGGTTATCAAACAAGATGATGCTGAACGTGAACGCAAGATGTTGTTTTGGCATAACAAAATATACCATTACCATTTAAGCTTACGCCAACGTGGCATTAGACATTTATTCTTTAATACGTATTCCGATTTTGCACCAATTGTGCATAACCAATTAGTAACCACAGATAATAGGCCGCCGTTACATAATTGGAACAACTCGTATATTGATCCATATAATCAAGACTTTACATATTACTACTGGCTCAGCAAACACGGATACAAAACGGTTAGAGAAGGCAACTACCATTATGGTAAACCTGCTCATACCAAATGGGCAGAATTCCTTGTTCCACATTTGACGCAATTAGCGTAATATGCTATTATTACTACATGAAATATCTTATCGTTGATACAGCCAACACATTCTTTCGTGCAAGACATGCTGCACACAGACAAAGTGATACTTGGGACAAACTAGGGTTTGCCATTCACGTTACACTAGGTAGTGTAGCAAAAGCATTTAGAGAACAGAAAGCAGACCACGTTGTTTTCTGTTTAGAAGGTCGTTCGTGGCGCAAGGATTTTTATGAGCCATACAAGAAAAACCGCACCGTTGCCCGAGCAGCGCTCACAGAAGAAGAGCAAGAAGAAGACCAACTCTTTTGGGAAACTTTTGACGCTCTCAAAACCTTTATCCAAGAAAGCACCAATTGTACTGTACTCCGGCACGAGTCATTGGAAGCAGATGACTTGGTGGCAGGATGGATCCAAAGTCACCCTCAGGATGAACACGTAATTGTATCAAGTGACAGCGACTTTCACCAACTGTTAGCCGACAATGTAGTTCAATATAACGGAATTAGTGATGAGCTCCACACCACGAAGGGGATCTTTGACAAAAAGGGTGCCCCAGTCAAAGATAAAAAAACTAAGGAGCCAAAAACTATTCCGGCACCTGAATGGATCTTATTTGAAAAGTGTATCCGGGGAGATCCAACTGACAACGTCTTCTCGGCGTATCCTGGTGTCCGGACTAAAGGCACTAAAAATAAAATTGGACTTACCGAGGCGTTTGCCGACCGCGATGGTAAAGGTTTCTCCTGGAATAATCTTATGTTGCAGAGGTGGACGGATCATAATGGAGTTGAGCACAAAGTACTCGACGACTACGAAAGAAACAAAACGCTAATTGACTTGTCTGCACAACCAGACCACGTTAAGGTTTGGATTGCTGAAACTATTGCGGCTAACAGTACAACTAAATCAGTACCACAAATTGGCACAAAGTTTTTAAAGTTCTGTGGCAAGTACGAGCTTAACCGTTTAAGCGAGCAAGCGACACAATACGTTAACTTCCTGTCTGCCCAATATCCAGAAGTGGAAGCAACTGCAAGTATTTTGAGGAATACAAAATGACCGACAGCACAGTATTAAACATTATTTGTGCATGTATTGTAGGCATTCCTATGTTCTACGTAGCATGGCGTTTTCTTAAACTAATGGATTAATATGATTCCACATACTGATTACGAACGACTAGAACTGCTCAAAGAAATTGAGTGCGGCGACAAAGTTGTAATTCCTGTTAGTATCGAACATGCTGAGTTTATGATTAAAGTCGCAAGTTTTTATATCAGTCAACAGCATGAAGAAACTATGAGGGCGTTAAAAAGTGAACATAATTAAAGCTATCACACAAGGCTTTATTGGTTTAGTGGCGATAGTAGCATGTTTTTATATTGCTACCGGCGTACACCAAGTTAGGTATGATTGCAGAATGGCCGAAATTAGTCCAGACTTCCCCGTGGAAGTAAAACAACAATGTAGAGAAATGTATAGGCAACACAATGAGCAAAATCAAAAATAAATTATTCCACGATATTGCACTGCAAGTTGGTGGTAGTCATTATCCGGGAGTCGGTGGTGACCTATTAGAGAAGTTCGGGGAAATGGTAGTCAAGCATTGTGCAGAACAATGCAAACCAGAACCCGGACTAAAGTACAGTCCAAACAGTTTAAGTAGTCGTCAGGACTGCGAAGAACGCATCCTAGGTCTATTGGAGTAAACATGTTAGAAGCCGCTATTTCGTTGTTAGTGCTATTGCAAATCAAGCACTGGTACATTGACTTTGTTAATCAGTCAATGGAAGAAGTACACAGCAAGGGTATCTACGGTGATTTAGCCGGGCTCTGGCACAGCGGAAAGCAAGCGTTAGGAACTATGCTTGCCATTTTAATTCTAACAGGTTCTGACTTTTATTTTGAAGCATTCTTGCTAGGTTTGTTGGATTTTGTTATTCACTATCACGTTGACTGGGCAAAGATTAACATTAATAAGAAAAAGAATTACACAGTAGAGACCCCCGAGTTTTGGATATGGCTTGGCTTTGACCAACTCATGCATCAACTCACATATCTATTAATTTTGTATCTAGTATTTGTATGATTAAAAATATTTCAGGCGGAAACGGAATCCAAGTTGACGGCGGGTACTGGAGTCCTCCGTACATCAATCAAAACTCACAAAATCCCATGCAAGGCGTGCTTCGCATTAACGGAAGTGACATGCAAGTATACGACGGCAGTGGGTGGATTAGTATCGGCGGCGCCTTCCCGACTGTTTCATTAAACGGTGCTGCATATTCTGCGATTAATTGGGCCCAACAGAAAATGCAGGAAGAAGCAAACATTAAAGCACTTGCAGAAAAGCATCCAGCAATCGCAGATGCAGTAAACACAATCAACGAAGCATACGATAAACTTAAAGTAGTCGTGGCTCTAGTAGAAGAGGAAAACAAATGATCGAATGGCTCAGAAACAAACTACATAACTTTATCTTTCCATCTAATCGAGACGGTTCAATAAGCTCAAAGATGGCATCGGTTCGCGAAACACACGATGCAGACATTGAAGGTATGCGGTTTACAGTTATGCCTGCAGAAGGTGGTACTATTGTACAAATGCGTACATACGATCGCCGTAAAGATGAAAGCAATACTAAGACGTATGTTATCCCCGAAGCAGAGCAAGACATTGCACATCGCATCGGACAAATTGTTGCAATGGAATTAATTAGACTATGAGCCAAAGTGTTAATATAACAGGATCGGGCTACGGTGCTATACCCGGCATGAGTGTATTAGGTGGTGGCACTTATAGCATCGGGTCACCCCATGAATTCAACGAAGGCATTGACCTCCGAATCACTCCTGCAAATGGCGGTTCCATTGTAAGCATAAATCATCGCAACAATACCTTGTCGGATTTGTATGTTATTACTGAAGACAAAGACCTAGGTGCAGAGATTGGTAAAATTATTACCATGAGCTATTTAAAGAAAGAAACTAAATGAACGCTGTTGCCAAACCTGTTGTTAAAAACAAATACTGGATTGTTGAAGAATCCGGAAATAAAGTTGCCACAATCCAGGCAATTGAAGATGGTGGGTTTAGTTATGTACACGATAACAAACGGGAAAAGTTTGCCAGCATTAAATTGATTAGCAAAAAATACAATATTGAATTTGCTAAAGCCGATAAGCAATCAATTTCTAAAGTAAACAATGTTTACGGTTATCCATGCAACGGCAAAAGCTTTAATGAAATTTACGATGTAAGTCGCAAGTTGCCAATTTACACAAAGACTGCAAAGAGTAGAAGTTACTTTTGTGCAGGTTATTACTTAATCAAATACAACTCAACATGGGTGCGTGAATACTGTCCTAAATTAATTACACTTAATCGATACGAGCACCAAGGCCCATTTAAAACAGCAGAGGAAGCTAAGAATGGTTGAACAACTACAAACAATACACCTTAAAAATTTTAACGACAGAGTAAAGGCCATGGGCCAAACAAATAGTCGCGACCTAACAATGACTGCACAAGATGCACGTAACTTACAAGCAGACATCTTCAACTTAATGACAATGGTTGTTGAACTTGCAGCGCGAACATCGCAAGAAGATGAAGTAGTGCAAGTTAATTTAGACGGTGGCAAGTTTTAAGTAAACTGCATATATAACGGTGATAAATAGTTATATCAAGGATTAGTGAAATGTCAAGACCAAAGCCAACTGTTCTAGTCGAACACGTAAACAAAACATCATACAAAGCAGATCAAGTGCTTGCAAGTGAAGGGATTTGGGCTGTCCATTATGAAGGCAAACCCATTAATCTAAAAACATTCAACACACTAGTGCATTATCCGGGGCCTAAGTATAAAAAGGTTTCGTTTAGTAATAGCGGACACGCCATTAACTTATGTAAGAAGCTTAATGCACTTTTTAAAACTGATAAATTTAGCGTAGTTATACTCAAAGAAGGTGAACGCATCTACCCCTAATAGACAACGCGAATATCAACGCCGCGTTATTAATGAAGCTGGACTTGATCCCAATGTCTTTGAAGAAATGACAAAGATATGGTGGCGCAATCCTACTAACCATAACAGCCTAAGGTTAACAAACTTTGGGCTGAAATTCTTTAAAGACAACCTAAAGCAGAAAACATACGCAATTAAGTTAGATGAAAATTCTATTAGGAGTAAGCATCTACTTCAATTGGAAAGATTATTTACAGCACCTTACTTTGTTAAGAATACCGAATTGATTGTATTCGGTGAGCAAGATGCTATAATGTTACAACTACATGCAGGCGATTTAAACGCATATCTCGACAACCTGCAAATTAATAGCTAATTTATGATAGACTTATATAGAATTAAAGACCGCATCGAAGAGTGGTTTCGCTACTCACAACCAAGCGCAACACAAAAACAATTACTTGGATTACACACTGACGTAATCGACACTGATTTTACTGCTGTACGATTAGCAAGTGAAGCATCAGCACGTTATGTAACTGAACACATGAGGGCAGTGCCTAACTTTGAAACTGACTACGACTTGCACGATTGGATTGCACGTACCCAACTTGACCAAAATTTACTTGCGGTCGGTACTGTTTTAGAGTTTGGTGTTGCAACTGGTCGTACGTTAAATCACTTTGCACGTTTACTGCCACAAAAGACTGTACACGGCTTTGATGGATTTGTTGGATTGCCGGAAGACTGGACTAGTCGTATGCGTAAAGGTTTCTTTGCACGTACAAGCCTACCTAGTGTAAGAGACAATTGTGAACTATGGGTCGGTTGGTTTAATGAAACCTTGCCGGGCTTTGTTAAAAGTGTCCAACAAGATAAACCTATTGCATTGCTACACGTTGACTGCGACTTGTACTCAAGTACCGTTACTGTGCTTAAGGAATTAAAGAAGAACATTGTGCCAGGCACTGTTATTGTGTTTGACGAATACATCAACTACCCTGGGTGGGAGTTAGATGAGTTCAAGGCATGGCAAGAGTTTGTTAAGAAAAACAAAATCAAGTACGAGTATATCGGCCGTGTAGGTAAACATCAAAAGGTTGCAGTCCGCGTACTTTGATAACCAAATTAGTGTACATGTAGATTTCTACTTGTTATACTTAAACCTGTAAGCAGTGCTTACATTTATTGCTAGCGAAAAACACATCTTATCGTTACCCAACACGGGGTTAGGTAACACTTACTAGGATGTATCGCTACTGGAGAAAAACTATGGCACAAGCCGTCAACGCTACATCTGTGGCATCACTATGGAACAACAAGTTCCACAACAAAACTGGTCACTACGTTTCAATCGAACAACGTTTTATTGAAACTTTTAATAAGCTGCCAGCACGTTCACAAAAGAACATCCAATCCAATATCAAAGCGATAGTCAAGGATTTTAAGAAGAAGCACCCATCATGGAAAAAGTTTAGTGACATCCAGATGGTTACGTCGTCGACCGTTAAGCTTAGTTCGATTTTTATCGATACAACCATGCAACGTGAGCCCGACATTAGCTGGGTACTAGCTATCCTTAAGAACTTCCGCAACTTCCAAGCACAACCAATTCAGTTATATGCGTTAGAAAACGGCAACTGGGGTGCATGGGATAGTCAACACACGGCAATTGCCTTTTGGATTATTGCAACATACGTTTTTGGTGAAAACCCTAACGAGATCGATGTACCAGCAAACGTCTACCCTGTTAATTCACGTGCCGATATCCGCAATATGTTTATTTCAATGAATACTGTTGTTGGTAAAAATAAAAATGCTGGTAAGAAGTCTCTTGAACTTATTGACCTGTTTGAGCAAATGGTCTATGGTGTAGAAGTTGATAACGTCAAAGATCCAGAGTGGGAAGATGCACACGCTAAATGGAAGCACATCCGTGATGCAGGTTTATTTGTTACTTCTGAGAAATTTTATAATACCGGTGAAACCGGGGCCATTAGTCGTTTAGATGAAATCATGGCATTTAGTCCAGAAGTAATTCGACAATTCTGCGTATATGCACGTCATGTCATTGGACCAGAAGTCCAGGGCGGCGAATCAGTGGCAGGACCAGACAAGCGACCAATTAACACTAAGGAGATTCCTATCATTACGAACTTCTTGGCGTTGTGTGAGCAAAATCAGATTACATACACCGATAAGCAAATCGAAAGCATGGCACAGCATTGCTTGGATTTGTTTGATGCAAATTTTGATGCGTCGAGTGTATTCTGGGATAATGTACACCAAGCTAACATGAATGCGTATCACCTGGTTAATAAAGGACTACCAAAGACTTCCTGGCCAGAGCCGCCAAAGAACCTTAAAAACGTTCCACAAGGGTTGTCTTTCTTCTACCACCAATTGCGCCACACGTGGGCTACCCAACAAGGGCCAGACTTTAAGTTCCCTAAGCAACCATATAGCGTCTACATTCCAGACCCTAAGGATTTGTTTTAATGCAACCTTTAAAAGAACGTATAGAGTCTTTTAGAGAGTCTCGAGTTAGTAACGTTGTACGCAATGGACAAAGCTATGCACAGTGCGAACAGTTTACTACTCGAGTACTTAAAGTATGTAAGACAATGTACCATCGTTTACCGGACAATGGGCTAATGGCAAGACTAATTAAAGATCTTGCGCTTTGGTCACTGCGTCGGTATCACGAATATACTATTGAGCAATCGTTTGGCGCTCACTACAGACAGGTTGGACTAAAGCCATCGGACAAGAAAGAGTTCGAGCACGTACTACCTGTTGCACTTGCAAGGGACTTGTATTTCTTTGATAAACTAACAGTCAACGAAGTCATGCATATCCCAACTTGTTTGCTCAGTAAAGAGGAACATAAAAAATTGAGCAAATTAAAACTAGGCGATAGTACCCCGGACAAATTTAATTTTTGGAAGCGGTACGAACAACTAGGTGTTGTAATCGAAACTTACGATCGAACACAAGTTGATCTTAACACCTGGGACTTAGATAAGCATTATGAATATTTTGGAGTTAAGAATGACTGAAGAATTTAGCGTTGACGAAGAACAATTGTTCTTCCGACGGTTCCCAGCAGAAAAGCAAGACCAAGTTCGTCAGCTAGTTGGCTATGCTATGCTCATGGGACTCAGCGGTAAGGACTTAGTTAGCATTGGTGGCAAGCTTGATCGTCTAAAGGCTGCACAAGAACGTAAAGCTCGAATTGGTATCATCGAAGAAATGATGGCTAAGTGTACTCCAATTGGCAAGGATCGTAACACTTGGAAAAACACTCGTGATCCTTCAAGATTCAATTATGTTGACTCATCGGGTCGCAAGTGGAAGTTTGAAGATGTTGGGTACTACGGCGCTCGCGTTACTAGTGACACTGGTGTATCACAACGGTTTCGACTTAACAACCACTATGATGTCGGACGTCAGGGTCGCTACTATATGAAGCAAGTACTGATGCACATTTACGAAGGTGATTTCCAACTAAACTTCTAAAGTATACTTTAGTACTAAGACCCGCTTCGGCGGGTTTTATTTTGTCCGAAATGGAATCTGCCATATAATTGATACATAGCAAGCAAACAAGGAGTTTGAAATGAGCTGGAACTTAGAAGGTATGCAAGTAGAAGCAACTTATTTGGATCAAATCCAAGTAGTAGGCAAAGTTGAACTTAGCCGTGTTGCTTTTGGTGGTCGTGTACATCACACTATTGTTTTGACCCATCCAATCAACTTGTACGGCACCCAACGCGATCGCGTTATTGTCGAACATGCACATATTGAACGTGTAGCAGGTTAAATTTTGTCCGAAATGGAATCTGTTGTATAATCTAACTGTTGTAACAAACAAACAAGGAAAACAAAATGGAAGCTCGTATTATCCGCACTAAAACTGGTCTTATCCACTACGGTGCTTATGGAGATCAAGATTACGAAAATGAAGTCCGTGTAAAGCGCACCACTCGTGGTCGTCCTGTTGCAGAACCTGCACCAGTGTACTACCAAACTAACGATTTGTTTGGCCGTGTGCCACTCAAGGCCCCTGTGGGTACCCCTGGCACTGTGTATGCCGCAAAGATTTGATTAGGCGTTAATGACGTTCTAACATATAATCGACACATAGCAAATTTTTTTCTTAACAGCAATTTTTTTAAAGGAGCATCAAATGGCTGTAACTGAGACCCGTAGCGTAACCCCTGCAGAGGCTAAATCGCGTATTCTTCGAGCTTTTAAGAACAAGCGTCCCTTGTTCCTGTGGGGCCCTCCTGGCATCGGTAAGTCCGAAGTCGTTGCTAGCATTACTGAAGAACTCGGTGGCTACATGATCGACTTGCGTCTTGGACAAATGGAACCAACCGATATCCGTGGCATCCCCTTCTTTAACAAGAACTCTGAAAAGATGGATTGGGCACCTCCTATCGATCTGCCTGACGACGAACTTGCATCGCAGTACCCTGTGGTTGTGTTGTTCTTGGACGAAATGAACTCTGCTGCTCCTGCTGTTCAGGCTGCTGGTTATCAGCTGATTCTGAACCGACGCATTGGTAAGTACAAACTGCCTGATAACGTTGTTATCGTGGCTGCTGGTAACCGTGAGTCTGACAAGGGTGTTACTTATCGTATGCCTAGTCCGCTTGCAAACCGTTTTGTTCACTTGGAAGTGCGCCAAGACTTTGACAGCTGGCAACAATGGGCTATTAACAACCGTGTCCACAAGGACGTTGTTGGTTACTTGAGCTTTGCCAAGCAAGACATGTTTGACTTTGATCCTAAGTCAGCATCACGTGCGTTTGCTACTCCGCGTAGCTGGAGCTTTGTGTCACAGTTCTTGTACGACGACGAAGCAACTGACGCAGAACTGATGGACTTGATCACCGGCACTGTTGGCGAAGGTCTTGCACACAAGTTCATGGCACACCGCAAGGTTGCAGGTCAAATGCCTAACCCTACTGACGTGCTGTCTGGTAAGGTTACTGAGTTGAAGACCAAAGAAGTGTCTGCTATGTACTCGCTGACTATCAGCTTGTGCTACGAACTGCAAGAGCAGTACAAGAAACTGGGCAAGGACAAGATTGCTGACTGGCACGGCCAAGCAGACAACTTCCTGAAGTTTATGATGGAAAACTTCAGCACTGAGCTGGTTGTGATGGGTGCTCGTGTTGCGCTCACTACTTACAACCTGCCAATGGTCCCTGGCAAGATGAAGAACTTTGACGAGTTCCACAAGCGTTTCGGTAAGTACATTATCGCAGCGTCTGGCAAGTAATTGCAACTACAAGGGGCCGGAGCAATCCGGCCTTTTTCAATATGCACGAATACAAAGTCATACAGTTAGATAAGCGATACGCAGGATCGCAACTATTCAAATGGATGGTAGACTTCAGTTCAGTTCATATGGACTTTAACCGTAGACAAAACTTTCAGAAGATCCGTATTTGGTGTTGGGAGACATTTGGCCCTAGCGCCGAACTGGATTTAGTCTGGGGCATTTATACCGGGCACGATCCGTTTGAGGCAACTGACCGTTGGTCTTGGCGCACAGAAAATAGTGAGCTAAGAATTTATTTCAAGAGCAATGCAGAGTTAAGTATGTTTAAATTACAATGGAGTTAAGATGACACAAGAGTTTGAAGAAATGGCGCAACGCCCGGAACCGACCCCACCGGAAGGTTTCTTTATTATCCCTAACCTGGCACCGGGTTATGCGTATGGTAAGTTTTACACACGAGTCGAAGGCGTGCCCACTCCCGAGCTTGGTTTCTTTATTAGACCCGAGCATGTGCGTAGCAAAAATGGCATGGCAGGTGGCGGCATCTTGCTTACTGCGGCAGATTACTTAATGGGCCTCGTGCTATTCCGTAGACTGTTTAAATCGCTTGAGGCAACTGCATATCACCCAACTACTGTGTCAATGACTACTGACTTTCTGTCCCCAGTAATGGTTGGAGATTGGGTTACTGCAAAGGTTGAAATCCTTAAAGTTGGCAGGCAAGTATGTTCTGTGCAATGTATTCTATATTGCAAAGAAAAGCCAATTTTACGTGCTAGTGCATCATATATCCTTGCACCTAAGCAGTAAGTATTACATTTTGGATTTGCGCCGAAATGACGTATCATGTATAATATAGACATTAACAAGGAGTAACTCAATGTCTGAAGTAGCAGAAAAAAAGCCCGTAACTAAAACAGACCCCAAAGTCGATACCGCAGTTCGCGAAAAGCTAACTACTGCACGTATCGGTTTGCTGTTGCGAGCACCTTTCTTTGGTAACCTAGCAACCCGTATGCAATTGATTAATGCAGACGAGTGGTGTCCTACTGCCGCAACTGACGGCAAAAGGTTCTACTACAACTCTGAGTTCGTTAACAAAATGCCGCTCAAGCAAGTTGAGTTCCTAGTAGGACACGAAGTGCTTCACGCTGTTTACGACCACATGGGACGCCGCGGTGACCGCGATCCTAAGATCTGGAACATTGCTGACGACTTTTGCGTTAACTCTGATCTTATCGACCAACGCATTGGCGAAAAGATTACTGTTTGCGGTATGCTGTACGATCCTAAGTACAAGGGTATGTCAGCAGAAGAAGTGTACGACGACTTGATGAAGAACGCTAACCAAATCGACATCAACAAGCTTGCACAACAACTGTTGGACCAACACTTGGATGGCGAAGGCGATGATGGTGATGGTGATGGTGATCAAGATGGCAATGGCCGTCCTAAGTTGAGCAAAGCAGAACGTGATGCGATTCGTGACGAAGTTCGCGAAGCTGTGTTGCAGGCTGCACAGGCTGTTGGTGCAGGTAACTTGCCCGGCGGTGTTAAGCGCATGATCAAGGACTTGACTGAGCCACAAATTTCTTGGAAAGAACTGTTGGAACAACAAATCCAAAGTACTATCAAGAATGACTACACCTTTGCTCGCCCAGGTCGCAAGTCTTGGCACATGGATGCAATTTTGCCTGCACAAAAGCCCGGCGAAACTATTGATATCTTTATTGGTATCGACACTTCTGGTTCTATTGGTCCAGAAGAACTGAAAATCTTCTTTAGTGAAATTAAGGGCATCATGGACTCTTACACTGAATACAAGATCAAGGTTGTTGGTTGGGACACCGAGATTGGTGGTGTTGGTGAGTTTACTAGCGAAAACCTAGAGGACATCACTACGTTTGACCCTAAAGGTGGTGGTGGCACTGATCCAATGTGCGTGTGGGAATACATGATCGAGAATGGCATTGAGCCTAAGAAACTGGTTATGTTTACTGACTACTGCTTCTTTGGATGGCGTCCGCAAGATGTTGAAAACTACTGCGACACTGTTTGGATTATTAAAGGTAACCCAGGCGCTGAACCAGAGTTTGGTGTGTACGCACACTACGAAGAAGAAAAGCGTAAAGGCAAGTAATGTACATTACTAATCGATACGACAGTATTCGATTGCCATACGATGCAGATTTGCTCGTATGGCTCCAAGAAAATTATCCCTATAGTCAATACGTTGTAAAGGAAAAACAAAATGACTAAAAATGTTTTGCATAATGTAAATAGCACTACTTCTGTTCCGGAATCCGAACTACCGAAACAGCCAGAAGTCATTTTGCATAATGCACCTGAAACTCTTGAAGCTGCAATCCAACGCATCATGGAAGTTGAGATGAAACTCGAGGACCTTAGTCGTGCTTCGGAAATTGCAACTATTACCCGACAATTTGAAATCCTAGAAAGCTTTAAGCGTGAAGCTGACGAGTGCTTGGAAAAGAAAATTGTAATTGAGCAACCCGGTTCTGGTGAGGATATGAAACTCACTGTTATTACCGGCACGCTCGACCCTTCCAAACTTAACCAAAAGGAGACTGCATAATGTTTGCAACTGGTGTTTATCGTGATGCCCCGGCTATCAATGCCGCAATGGGGCGAGTGTACTTCCATATGATGTGTGCTGTACTTACCAGCATGTTTGTAAGCTACGTGGTAGGAACTACCCCCGAGCTAGCAAAGTTTTTTCTAACCGGTGCAATGCACTGGGTTGTACTGTTTGCCCCGCTAGTGTTTATTTTTATTGTTCCAGTTATCCTGAACAGTAACCCGCCTGCTATTGTAGCTGTAAGTACCCTACATGCATTTGCAGGGCTAATGGGACTAAGCATGAGCGTAATCTTTATTGCTTACACAATGACTAGTATCTTTACTGCATTTATGGGTGCTGCTGTGCTATTTGGTGTTATGAGTGTTTACGGATACTTTACCAAGAAAGACCTTAGCGGAATGGGTAGCTTGCTGATGGTAGGATTGATTGCAATCATCATTGCTAGCTTGATTAACATCTTTGTTGGTAGCACAGTTGCCCAAATGGTTATTAGTGCTATTGCGATTTTAATCTTCCTGGGCTTTACTGCGTACGACACACAGCAAATCCGCGAACAGGTATCTGTTGCAACTGATGACAGCATGGCAATCGAAATCATGGGTGCGTTGAGCCTGTACCTAGACTTCATTAACTTGTTTGTTAACTTGCTACAACTTATTGGGGTTGCTCCTGGCAACGACGACTAATGTTGAAATATGGAGAGGTTAATCCGTTGGCAGTTTTTGGGCTACGCAAGCTTGAACACTGCCCTCCACATTTTACTAAAGTGGAGTTTAACAGTAGGATAAGCGACAAAGAGCTACACGACTGGATTTACTCTAACTTGCAAGGACGTTTCTTCCTAGACGACTTATATGTAGAACGGGACGACGGCTCAGCAACAATGGTAAAGTGTGCAGCATTTGAGCAACCAGGTGAAGCTAGTTACTTTGCTTTGCAACTGGATCAAATTAATTCACATAACTTAGATTTTGTCTAAAAAAATATTCTCCAGGTGGCAGGATAGTAGTAAATAAAAATATACTATTTTACACCTGGAGAAACTATGTCTGAAGTAACATCGACCCCCGAAGCAGCCGAACAGCAAGCACCAAATCTAAGCTTGCAAGACCTATTATTGGTTGCACAAATTATTCAAGTATCCACGCAACGTGGAGCATTTAAAGCAGAAGAACTAAGTAATATTGGTGGTCTATATGATCGCTTAATTGCTTTCTTGAACGCTACTGGTGCAATTAAACAACCGGACGCCGAGCAAGCCGACGGTACACAAGGACAATAATATGTTAAAACACATTGGTAAACATAACCAAAATCGTGCAGTAATTGTGTATCGTGAGATCCCAGGCGAAGAGCACATGGCTCTTATTGTTTACGGCGAAACACTACCACGTACTGTACACGACGACTTGATGCGAGCTATCGAAAGCCAACAAGCTCAAGCCGACAAAGACTTATACGGAGTATTATTTAGAACGTTAGGTGTCGACGGCACTAACATTCTTCAAACATTACACAGCAACGGATGGCTTAAAAAGGTCCCTTGTAATCAAGTTATTGTTACTCCGAATACCTCAAGTTCTATTCGTTTAGATGAACTAAACAAGCTACTAAAAGAATTAGAGCAAGGCGATGATGCCCGTAAACGCATGGAAGAACTAGATTCTCAACGCGGTATGGGAACCGGAGCGCCCAAGAGAAAACCAGTTGACAAAGAAGTTGGCGTGCCGCCAAACACCCGCGCAGGTGAAGTTCAAGTTCCAGAGTCCGGTGTCCTAAGTGATGCCGATCTAGCTGCTCAAAGACTGACACAAGCTGAGAACATGAAACGTCAAGCAGAACAATTGCTTGCAGAAGCCAAACGCCTTGAAACAGAGGCGAACGAACTTACACCTACAAAAAATGTCAAAACAACAAGAGCCAAAAAAGCCAAAACAGCCTCGAGCCAAAAAGCTGAAGCTTAATAAAAAAGAACAGTGGCAGAGCATCCTTAAAGAAATTGATAGGGGCTCTGCACCAGTTAGCTGTTTAGAGCATATTCAAGTCCTGCTAAAGGACGGAACTATAGTAGTAGTTGACGTAAAACAACTACTCGAAGAGGGTTTGTCGCCCGACGAAATCGAATATTTGATTAGTGCTAAACTAAAGGCACTTGATCACATAGTCGAAGATGTTGACTTCTTTGTAAGCCTAGACAAGGTTGCAAGTACAGTTCAACCACTCACAGACAACATTTTAAAAGATCTATAATACATGATAAACGCCTTATTCGCCGTAGACCAATACGGCGGAATGGGCTTCAATGGCACTATGCCTTGGCCCCACAATTCCGCTGACTTAAAAAACTTTAAAGAACTCACAACAGGACATGTTGTTGTAATGGGTCGCAAGACTTGGGATGATAAAAACATGCCTAAGCCCCTTAAAGGCAGGACCACATACGTAGCAACACATCAGCCATTTTTGCAGCACACAGCGGTTATTAAAGGCGATTTAAACAAGGAAATCCTTGCACTAGAACAAAAGCACCCAGGTAAAATTATTTGGGTAGTTGGTGGACCTGAACTACTTGAACAATGTGGCGAAGTATTTGATAGACTTTATTTGACACATTATAAAGGATCGTTTAAAATAGATACTAGACTAAACATGAAAAAGTTTCTAACAGGGTGGAGTCCAAAGACTGCTACTGCTGATCCAAATACAAATTTTACAACAGTGGTTTATGAAAGCCTATTTAAGCGCATTACAAGAAGTCCTGAATAACGGGACAACCAAACAAGATCGAACTGGCACTGGCACCATTAGTCAGTTCGGTATGCAACAACGATATAATCTTGGGGAATCCTTTCCAGCCGTTACAACTAAGAAGCTAGCATGGAAAAGCGTAGTCTCAGAGTTGCTGTGGTTCATTGAAGGTTCGGGAGACGAAACGCGGCTGCGAGAGATATTACATGGTAGCGCCGAGTCTAGCAAGACGACTATTTGGACTGCCAATGCCACAGCACCTTACTGGCAACCTAATGCTAAGTTTAAAGGCGACTTAGGTCGCGTTTATGGCGTACAGTGGAGACACTGGCGCACCCCAGTCGAGCACAAGCAGGAAACTTGGAGAGACGAGTTTGGTAATTATTACGACAGAGGCGGATCTTTACATATTAAAGAAACTGATCAGCTGAAGGAACTCATCGAAGGTCTCAAAAACGATCCACACGGACGACGACACATATTATCTGCATGGAACCCAGGCGAGTTGAAAGCTATGGCCCTACCACCGTGTCATTGCTTTGCTCAGTTTTATGTTAGCTCAGACAACAAGTTGAGTTGCCAAATGTACCAGCGCTCATGCGATATGTTCTTAGGCGTGCCTTTTAACATTGCATCCTACTCACTTCTCACAGCTATGATTGCCCAAGTGTGCGGATTAGGGCTAGGCGAGTTCGTTCACGTCCTCGGAGATGCTCATATATACAGCAACCATGTAGAGCAGGTAAAAGAACAATTAGCCCGTGAACCCTTACCGCTCCCAACTTTGTGGCTAAACCCAGACATCAAAGATATTACACAATTCACAATGGATGATATTCGCTTAGACGGCTATCAATCACACAGTTCAATTAAAGCGGATATGGCAGTATGAGATTTATTATAACAGGCGGCCAAGGATTTATCGGGCACAATGTAGTGCGTCAATTAGAAGCACAAGGTCACCAATGCTTTATTATCGACAACTGCACTAACTATGGGTTTGTACCAAAAGACGAACTAGCATATTTGAAGAAAGAACGCAGGGCACGTATTCGTTCAAGTGTGCATCACATTGACTTACGAGCACATTCCGAAGTAGAAGACTTCTTTAGAGCATTTGC